CCTAATTCATTGTTTTTATTGGGCTTTTCCCATGATAAGTCTTTTAATCTATCGTTAATTATTGTCTTACACATTGGACATTTCCACACACTTTTTATAACTTCTTGCAAAGCAACTTTGCACCTTAAACAAAGTTTAGGCAAAATTACTTCTTTTTCCTTTTTACTGCCGACTTAATTATTTCTTTATCAAATGTTGCTCGTCTACCTAATTTTATTAGTTTGTTTACTCTTGCCATAGCCCATGCTGACATAGGTATTCTTGGTCTACTTCCTGCACTAAGAAAAGCACCTTGACCTTTTCTATAGCTTCTCTTTAAGTCGGTTAAATTAAATAATTTGGATTTCTTTGCTTTCGCTTTCAGCGTTGCAACTGTTTTTGCTGATAAAGGTTTTCTTCTAACTGCCATTATGATCTATTCCTACGTTGTAATAATGCTTTGGGTATTCTCAAACCTGCTTTGTATAAAACACTAATTCTTTTTAATAAATTAGCCCTAGCACTTCTTTTAGCCCCTTTTAAACCAGATAAATATTTTTTAGGTATCTTGGTTTTTTTATCTTTGGGTACTCTACGTTTCCTCGCCAACTGTTTCGCCCTCTACTTCTGTTGTTTGAAACTGCCCTCTGACAGTTCTTGATGAATCAATCTCATCATTTATTGTTCTAATCTTTTCACTATCATCAATTACTGCATCTGCAATCTGTTTATCTATTTCTTTGTTAAATGTTTCTGATCTAATGCCACTTGCTTTTGCCATCTGTAGATATTGTAAATCATTAGCCCAATCTCTTAAGTCAAATGTATCTGGGTAGTTTACATTTCCATCAAATTGAGCATCTTGCCATCTGGCAAATAATGACCATATTTGTTCTTCTGCATTTTCTAAATAATCTGCTTTTTCTGATAACTTAGCATTTAATAGCTGAAACTCGGTCTGTAATGCAATACCACTTGCAACTTGAGTGCCAGTTGCCCTTACGCTTCCCATATGAGTTATTCTATCTATCGCATCTATTTTATTATTAATACATTTCATAATGCCATCTAAGTTTTGTCCACTTGGCTGTATAATGTATGGTTTTAGACTAGCTTCTAAATCTTCTGGTATTTCTATAATTGAACCTGCCCCTGCACTTGCTTCAACATTAGGGGTTTTAACTAGGCTTGGGTGGTTTGCCAATCTAATGAGCTGTTCTTTCTCGCTATAGTCGTTATAAATTGATTGTTGTAAGTGAGATACATCTGCAAGGTCTGATATACCTATAGGGCGTTTATTTCCCCTAAGATTATAAACATTAACAGCAGGGATAACACCAATGGGATTAGGTATCTCGTCAATTAACTTAGGCTCTTTTTCTGTATATTCTTTGTCATATTCTTCAAACTCATAAGTCATTATAGTTTCTTCTGTAAAAACTTTAATAATGGCTCTCTCTGAGTTTATGTCCTCAACTAAAACTAACATATCTAAATAAAATCTACCACTAGGGCTTCTGACATAATTCCAATTAATAACATTCTCTGGCGTGTAAATAGAAATGTAAGGTCTAATATCCTGGGCTAGTTCTTCTGCTCTTGTGTTAGCATTAGACTGAGGTTTATCAACAATTACCCAACAATTACCATAGATACTAGCGTTCATCTGAACTTCACGCATCACAGTATTAAAATTTCTACCATCTAAATCTGCATCTTTTAAAAATGATAAAAGTTGTGGGTTACCATCTAAACTTCCATAATCTCTGGTTGGTGGTACTCGCCAAAGAAAACTCGTGTAGATTTGAACAACATTCTTACAATGATTATCTACTGGTGTATGTCTTATTCTTGCATCATATTCCTCTGGAGTTTCTAAAATATATCTATGCAGGTAATATCCATTTTTATAATCATCACCACCTAAATAGCTTCGAATATAAAACTCCCATCTTTCAATATTAGCGTGCCATAAATCGTGTTTTTTCTGTAAGAACTCTTTATTCATTAACTCCACCTCTGAACTGGACTAGGCACAAAATTCCTTTTAAGGGGAAATAAATACTCAATCAAATAACCTAAAGCATCATTCATATGATCGAAACCACTATCCTTATCTGGTATATGTGTACCCTCTTTGTATATTTGTCGTTCTAAACTTTTGATTACATTTTTGCAAGATTTTAGAATAAACAAATTATTTTTACCATTAACATTTTTTAGTTTTGAATTAACTGCATTAATTCTATCCCTCACTAGAGCTGCTGTATTTCTACATTTTACATGAAATCCTGCATTTTTCAATATCGCTATATCAGTTAATCCACCTGCTGAAGTTTTTCTTTGTCTAGCACTAGGGTCTGGATAAACTATTATTTGTTTATTTTTGTATCTGTTTCTAATTTCTTCGCACATTTCATTTGTATTACTACTGTATATTTGTATCTCATCTATTACAATAATTTTATCATTTTCTATCATGCAAACTACGCCACACATTGGGTCAACATTAAAGTCTAAACCTATGTGCAATGTATTTGAATTGTTACGAAATGTTTCAATAATGTTTTTATCTCTACTAAAGTTATAATAAATCATGCCAGAATAGTTTACAAATGTAGCTTCATATTCTTGCTGAAATGTCCTTAAATCTAAATCTTGTTTTGCTTGTTCTATTTCATCATCACTAACTTGACCACCCTCAAGGGTTGTATATTTAAATGATTCCCAATCTTTATTTGTTTCACTCTGCTTATAAAGTTCATATGACCAGTTACCAAATCCTCTAGGCGTTCCACAAAATAAAGCATGACCTTTAGTGTCTGACAATGTAGGTCTTAAAACTTCAAACCATGCTGTTTTGTTTATGTCTTGAAATTCGTCACAAATTAAGAAATGAAGCCCAACACCTCTTAGGCTACTTTCGTTATCGCTTCCCCTTAATGTTATTTGGCTATTGTTTTTTAAAGTGATTGTAAGGTCGCTATGATTTATACTTTTAACCCATTTATGGTAAATCATTTTTTCTTTCAATACATTCCAACATATAGCCTTAGCTTGCCTATAGCTTGGTGCAACATACCAGACTCTTTTATTTGGTTGACTTGAAAATTTTGCTATTTCATTTATTGCTAAATAAGTTTTACCAAATCTTCTTCCAGTAATCAAAACTCTAAATCTTGAATTATTTTTTATAACTTTTGATTGTGGTTTAGTGAGTGGCATTTTTTTCCCATCTTAATTTTAGTTGTCCATATATTGGATTCCATTCTCTATTAGGTCTAGTTGTCCAACCTTTATTTTTATTCCAACCACCAGTTTCGCCAACAATTTTCCAATCTACTGCCCTTAAACTTGCTCCAGATTCTTTTTGCAATGTATAAGTTATTATTTTTTTTCCACCCATTTGTTGCCATATTCTCCAACATCTTCCATATAAAACTGAACAACAATTTTTTGGTGCATTAGGACTCGTACAAACTCTTAACACTTCTGCTGTAAAACCATCATCTAATCTTCTAGCTATTGGTCTACCAACTATAGCTACTGCACATAATTCATTTTTTGAAACACCAATAGCAAATTTTCCACCTTGAGTTGGCTTAGAATGTCTGTGATAATTTAAAACAAATAAATTAGCTTCTTTAATACTTATTGGAATAATATTTAATTTATTATTCATTAATCATATGACCATTGCAAAGGTTCTTCTAATTCTGCTTCTTCTAACTTATCTTTTTGACCTAATATGTTTTTACCTAAGAATATTTGCATAGTTACATTACCTTTTTCTGCTGACTTCCATTGTAATTGTCTTAGTCTTAGTTTTTGCTCTGCTCTACCTTTTGTCATAAATTCCGAATAATTCTTCTCTAAAAGGTCTGCTGAACACCCAAAAAAGTCAGCCATCTCTTTATTAGTGCAACCAAATTTAGCAAGTTTTTGAAGTTGTTTTGTATCTATTGTATATTTTTTTGGTCTAGCCATTCCTATTTACCCATAGTTTGGTAACTATTTTTATCAAATTTAAAACCAAAAATCTAATATTTAAAACAAATTCATCTGATTATCTTGATCTAATTTTATATATTTATCGTGTATCTCTTTGATTTTTCTTTACTTTTTATTAGTGTAACTTTTTTTTATCGGATTCAATGTAAAAATAATCCATAATTTGTTTATACTGACTTAATGACATTTTATTTAATAACAATACATCTCTTCTTTTAAATTCTTCTTCCATTACATCTTCAAAAAAATTTATCGCTTCTTCATGTGATATTTTAAAATTTTTCTTAATAATTTTGATACATTTACTTTTATCGTAAATTACTTTGTATGGTAAACCATTATCAGTTGTTACACCTAAAAAAGCTGTATCAAATTCATTGTATTCTATGTATTCATTATCTTCATCACTCATAACCAACTCCCCATATCTAAATATTGAATAGCTTCATCTCTGGTAAACTTATTTTCATTGATTGCTTTTTTGACCATATCTGAACGACTTTGAGCAATCTTTGAAATAGCAGAATTAGGCTTCTGCTTTTGTATTATTTCTACAAATTTCTCTGTGTAAAAAGCGTATTCATCTATTCTATCATTACTCTGGCTTGGTGCTTCATCTAAGTAGCGTTTATCTGACAACCAAAACGCAGGGTGTTTAGCAAACTTTTTATCTTCTAACGAATTGTAATATTTATTATACATATCAGCTAAAACTTCTGGTTTATCTATCCAATCTTTTTCTAGTTTAGCATAATTCTTTTCAGAAGAACCTTTTCCAATTTTATAAGACAATTTATTCCAAAAAAGAGAGAAAGTTTTATTTATATTGGTTTTAGGTTTAATGGTAGGGGTATGGGGTAGGGGTAGGGGGCTTTTGTCTAGGTTACCCTCTAGGTTAGCTTTGGGTTCTGGTCTAGGTTTTTTTGGTCTACCACCTAATCTACCATTTTGTTTAGACGCTTCTATTCTTCTAGTAATAAACAAGTATTCTTGTAATTGTCTTTCGTTTTGAAAAACTTCATCTACTAAATGAAAAAATTCATTTAATATTTTAG